CATATCATTAGCCCATTCTTCCTCACTTTCATTTTCTTCATCTACATCTCTAATATCTACCATTTCCCATTCATCACTATCAATTACTTCACCTTCTAAACCGTGTAGTATTTCTTCAAATATATCTTCAGGTAAATCTTTGCTTTGTGCTAATTGTAATTCAAAATCAAAATCACTATCTTCTTGTTTGATACCTGTTTCTTCTTCAATAGCTTCTGCATCTTGTAAACTCTTATCTACTTCTATAAATTCTAATGGTTGTAGTGTTTTAAAGTATAGATTAAGTGTAATATCATTAACTGCTAGTATTTCATCTAGTGCATCTATAATTAAATCTTGATAAGGTTTAATAACAATATTATCAAATAATAGTGTAGCAGTTTCTATTTCTTCACTATTGTTACCCAATCCATTGTTTCCATCTCTCAATCCAAGTAATAATGGTGATGTTACACGATGTGTTAAAAGTATCTTTCTTTGGCATTCTTCACTTAAATATTCATAATGTTGTGGTGCATCTGGTAATGGTATATCTTCAATAGTTGTTTTCTGTTCTGCATTGTTGTTAAATGCTACTATAACCTTTTCACCATAAGAACCTGTAAGTTTACCCATTACCTGTTCTTTAATTTCTAACTGTTTAGTTCTATCAGGTATTCCACCATTAAAGTTAATTACTTTTGTTCCTGAAAATGAACATTGTGCATCATTAATCAAAAAATCTGCAATTTCTTTTTCTAGTACTGCATATGATATTTGATAATCTGCTGGTGAGTAATAATAATAACCACTCACAAATCTTTTTATAATATATATTTCATTTTTAGCACCACTACCAAAAACAGGAAATTTAGTTAGTTTACTATTTCTAGTTACTTTAGTCCAATCAGGTGCATAGTAATAATTCTTAATATCACCATTAGCATCCATCTTTTCAGCTCTTAAAGTTTCTCTAGGAAAGTGCGTTAATGAACCTACTTTATTTCCTTTATATGATACCTGAATAGCAGCTTCACCTAATAACTTTAAATCATTACAAACCTTTCTCATACAGCTAGGTGTAAGTAGCTGCTTCATCTGTGCATATTCTTCAGGTTTTTCATTACTATCTGTAGCATCTAAACCTTTACCATAAATCATATTTACAATACCATTAATAGTAGCTTGGTTTGTTGTGCTTTCCATATATGCATCTATCAAACATTGATAGTAATCATTGTTATCACCTATTCCTACCCAATCTCTGTTTCTTTCCTCTGTGATAGCAGGCCTTTCATATTGATTTAATTGTATTAAATGTAAATTATCCATAGGTTACAAATTCATTATCTCCTGTACTTTGTTCTATATAAACACCATTACTAATTTCATAATCTGATAGTGTTTGATCTGTACAGTACATTTTATCTTTAAATATAACAATTCCATCTGTAGTGTTTGTTATGGTAATTGTATAATAGTTGTTTTCTTTTAGTGTTTGTGTAGTGCTATATTGATAATAGTAATCCAATTCTGTAAATGTTGCTGCTGTATCTTCTAATATCACTTTATTTTGTCCTTCAGATTTAATCACTAACTTATAAACTTTTGTACCACTTATTGTTTCACGTGGTATAAAGTTAATGTTTCTTGTGCCTGTTTCAGTTAGTATCTGCATAATTTTTTAAAAAAAGAAGGTGAGCTATTAAACCCACCCTCTACAATCAACTATATATTATGAATCACACTCTGTGATGAAGTGCCTATATTAGCTATTAGTTCCTACTGTTACTGTTACAGTTGCACTACTCATTCCTGCATAAGGGTCAGCAGCAGTACCACCAGAAATAAAGTTAGCAGGTTTAGCTTCTTGTGCTGTAAAGGTTAATGTGTAACCACTTAAATCACCAAATGCAGAACCACTAGCAATAGTACCACCAGTTACTTCACATCCGTGAACCAAACCAAATTGCATAAAATTACCATTTCTATCTTCTACACAGATATGTGGCCTACCATAAGCCATTAACTTTAATTCAGCATTATCTTCTTTAGATAGTTTAGGAAATTGTAAACTAATACTTTGTTCAAAAAATGTAGTACCATTTTCTCTTGAACTTGTAATTGTTTGTTCAAAAGAATTAGCACCGTGTAAATCATATTGATATGCAGTAAAAGTACCTGATAAATCAGTTATTTCATCAGCAGTTTCTGTTACTGTTCCTAAATCACCAAAATCTACGAACCAAGCTCTAACTAAACCACCAACAACATCTTTACAAGGAACTTTTCTACCTCTTGTTAAATCGCAAGCCATAATCTTTAAATTTAAATTAAGGAGGCATTTCAGCCCCCTTGTTATTAATTAGTTAATTAGGCGTGGTATAATACTATATCAGAACCTATTCCATATTGTACACCTGATGTATATCTCATAATACATCTTACATTTTGTGAACCATCAAGATCACTCATATCAAGAAGTTTAACTTCGTTGTGATCAGAAAGTAAACCTGTACCAAAGTAAAGGTTAGATTTCTGTGCAGCCATTGCAGTATCATCATTCATACCTTGTGCAACAAATAATTTAACACCATCAAATGTTAATGCACCATTATTCCACCATTGTGTTCCTTGATTGTTAACACCATTAGCACCTAATCCAGATGAACCAAATCCACCTAATGCTCTAACATATGCTCTAGCAATGTTTTGTGATACGTAAATGTACATATCTTCTTTACCGTAAAGTGCAGAAGGAATAGCATCTACAATAGAACCTAATTTATCAATTACGTTTGCAGCAGTTACAGCAGCGTGTGAAGCAACATCAATTACATCAGCATCAGCTAGTGCAAGTGTTACTAAACCATCGTGCTCACCAGCATTAGCGTTTACACCTTCCCAGATATTTTGCTCTGTTTTTTCTGCTACCAAACCAGCAACGTGGCCAATGATAAAATCAGAAAATTTAGGTGGCATATTATCGTATGCTGAATATCCCATTTGTACAGCTTCCCAATCATCTCTAAAATCTTGACGGCAAAACTCTAGGTTTACTTGAAATTCTTCAGGTTGTAATATTCTTTCAGTTAATGTAACAGTACCTGTAGCTGTAAAATCACAAGTTGCATCCTTGATGATATTAGCATCAGTAGCAGCTTTCTTAATTACACTTTTATACTTTACATTTGGTTTTACTTCAATTCCACCATTCTCAATAGTAGAACCAGAAAGTAATGCAGCAGCAATATACTTACCAGCAAATTCTCCTGCATATGTACTTGTTATACTTGTAGTAGTAGCCATTTTTTATTGTTTAGTTATTATTAAATATTTTGTTATAAACTCTATCTTTTGTTGTTTCAGTTCTTTTACCAGCTATTGTAAAATGAACATTCTTTGTTTCTGCTTCAGGATTGTGTTTAATTGGTTCAGCAACCTCTGCAGATAATTCTTCTTTAGTTTCAACAACTTCTTCTTTGGACATTTCTTCTTCTTTGTCCTTGTAACCTAATTTTTCAATCATTGCTTTGATTTCTTCAAATGCTAGCGCAAATTCTTCTCTAGTTACATATTGCATTTCTTCTTCTTCTAATTCAGTTTCTACTTTTTCTTCAGTAGTTTCTTCAACTGTATCTTCAGAAAGTTCTTCTTCTGCTTCTTCAGCAGCAGCTTCTCCAATACTATCAATGATACCTTCTTCAATTACAAAAAGTGTTCTACCATCTTCTAGTTCATATTCACCTACTGGTAATGCCATTTCACCATCTTCTGATTTGATAAATACTGCATTTCCTTTGGTAAATTCTTCTGATACTAATAATGTACCATTCTTTAAACTAATTTCAGCTAGTTCTACTTTTTCTTCAGAAAGTTCTACACCAACAATATTTTTGATTTTGTTTAGTATGTCGTTTGCTTTCATAATAAGATTTATTAGTAATGTAGAAAAATGTGCAAAGTGTTATGTGTTTTTGCAAAAAAAATTATGCTTTAGCTTGTATTATAAACCACTCTGTACCATTACACCATATTTTTATACCTTCATAAGCTCTATTTATTCTATAAGCACTTGAACTTCCATCTAATGTTTGACCAGCTCTAGGTGTTAAATCAGCGTGAGTAGCAGTTGCAAATGTTGAATCTGAAATAATTCTTTTAGCTCTGTTTAAATTTTTACTATCAGTTGCATCAGGCAAAGTTAATTCTACTGTGCCATTTGCTCCACTCCAACTTAATACAATAATTTCAGCTTCATCATAAGTTGAATCATTTAAATCTATTGTTCCACCTGATACACTTACTGTTAATGGTGTTGGATCTAAATGATTTACTATATAGTGCTGTAATTCATTTGCACTTACTTTTTTAGTTTCTGATGAATGTACTAATGCTATTGGTTCACTACCATCTAAACTTGATGCAGTTACTGCTGTTAATTGACTTATTTTTTTTCCCATTTTTATAAATTTATATTTTGTTCATTTTCTTGTAATAAATTACCGCCTGCTTCAGTAAGCAGTACACCTAAACCTGTAATTGAACCTATGCCTTGTGCTTGTAATGAACCATCACAACATTTTCTACTATATCTTCTACCATCTGCACATAAACAACCTCTTTTAGTTCCTTTAGGTGAAGTTCTACTTGGTGTTTTCCATTTTTTCATATTATTTATTTTATAGGTACGCAATTAGGTACTCTTTTACCATTCTTCATTTTAAAACCTATCATTTCATACCCTGCCTGACAAGGTTTTTTCATTTCGTGCTTTTCACAAGGCATATACCATTCTTTACCTTCATATTCGTGAACGTGAAAACCTTCACAGCCTATGTTCTTTGCCATTTCTTCTGCCTTTTCTTGTGTGCTGTATGCTAATCTATCATCTAGTATTGCAAAATCTTCATTAACTACCATTGATGCTAAATTAATTTCACCTAGTTCTTTTAATTTACTTTCTGCCCATCTTAAACCAGCTTTACCACCCCATAGTAAATAGCTAATTGTACCACAAGCAGTACTATCACTTTCATCATAGTATTCTTGAGCTCTAGATAAATAGCTATACATTCTTTTAATGGTTTCTAAACTTATATTCTCTTTGTTTGCTAATTGTTGCGCTCTGATTTTTCCAACTTGTGTTGCGCATTTGTTATTAACCTTTTCATTAAGTTCAATGCCACGTTTAGCATTATTTGATACTCCTGAAGGATAATCTTTGTATGTTTCAAGTGTAATCTTCTTGCCATTTTTAGTTCTTTTATCTTTTCTAATTAGTGCCTTAATATTACTTAACATATATTCAGCTTCTTCTTCTTCTATAGCTTGCATTTCTGCTTTTAGATTAGGTTTCTGTATTTTAGCTTTATCTGCAAAGTATCCTTCTATACTAAATCCTTTTACTTTACCTTCCTTTACATAATCATTCCAAACCTCATCATTTTCCACTTTCATACTAATCATCCAAGTGCCTTCTGGTACTTCAAAACCATACATTTTGCTTTTATCCATTTCAGGATTCTCTACTATCCAAGATTCTACAACAGTTAAACCATTGATTTCCATATTGTGTTCTAGTGTTGCATTATTTTGATTACCATTCATAAAAAACAATTCACTTGCTCTTTTTACTGTATCCTTACTGAAATACACATAGAACATTGTATCATTTCTTTTTCTAAATATTGGCTTATTAGGTATCAATGCAGCACCCATTAGTATTTTCTTATCTTCATCCACTTTTGCAAACTTTACTTCTTGTTTGCTTAATGCTATAAAATCTGATTCTATAGCTGGATTCTCAACAATGCTAACCGCTTCTATACCTGTTAGTTCATCATTTTCATCTAGTAATAATTCTATTATATCCATTTTATTTATTTTATCTACCTACTGTTGCAGCAGATATTATATTATTATTTAATTGTTGTGCAGTAGTTACATCTTGTGCTACTACATATGCTTGTACAGGTTGCTGTTGGCCTAATGCCTGTGCAACTTGGTTAATACCACTTTGGCCTACTATATTAAACTGTGGTGCTTGTGGTTGTGCTGCACCTCCTGTAGATACACTAGGTGTTGTACCACCTCCACCATTACCTGAAGGTTGAAATTTCTGTGAAGCAATAGCAGCTACCTGTGCTGCACCAGCTACACCCATTGCTACCATATTTGCAACCCTTAATGCTTGTGGTGGTGTGAAATCTGTAGTTTCTGCTGCTGCTTTCATAATAGCTCTAGAAGTATCTATTAATACAGTTGTAATGGCTAATGCTTTATTTAATTGAAATGCTCTTTTTGCATTCTTTTCATTACTAGCTTCAAATGCATTAATTAACTGTTGCATACCATTTAAAACATTTTGTTCTGTTTCTAGTTTATAGGCATCTAAATTTTCTTTATCCTTTTTAATTTGTTCATTAGCTTGGTTAAATATATCTACCATTGCATCACCAACTCTTTCATTTTCAGCTATTATCTCATCTGCTAATGCTTTTTCATTTTCTAACCTTTTAAAGTGTATTTCTTGCTGAAAGTTTAATAGTTCTTCATTAGCATCTACAAATGCTTGTGTACCTTGCTCATATTGATCTCTTTGGTTTGTTAACCTTTCTACACCTAGTTCTTCTTCTAAATCTATTGCATCTCTTTCTAGTTGTAACCTTTTTATTATATCATCTTCTAGTGATGCTGTAAATTCTGCTTCTGCTATCTTTCTTTCATCAATGCCATCTATAACACTTTGCTCTAATTCTATCTTTTCTCTTAATAGTGCATTTGCATTACTATCTTGTTCACTTCTAAAACCTTCTATTTGTGCTAGTACTGCTTGCTTTTCATTTCTAGCTTCTAATAGTGCAATATAGTTTTCTTGGTTATCATTTAAATTGTACTGTTCTTGTGCTTGCCTAATTTGAATATTAACCTGCCTTAACATTGCTTTTTCTTGCTTATCTAATACATCTTTTAGATCATTGTTGGCCTGTATTCTTTCTTCAATAGTTTTAAATTCATTATCTCTAATTTGTCTTAACTGTTCTGCTTGTATATCATACTTTTCAATTAAACCTTGTTGTTTAACAGCAGCTATTTCAGCTTGCTTGGCTAATTCTACATTTGCTTTTGCTTGCTCATATGTTTCTGTAACTGATTCTGCAATATCCTGAACAAAACCTTTAACTGCATTGTTTGCTTCTTCTACAGCACCCATCATTTTTTTGTAGCCATCTGTCATTTGTTTAGTAGCTGCATCTAAATCTTTAGTTAATGATTCTGCTTCTTCTGTATCACCTGTGAATTCATTCCACGCAATACGCATTTCAAGTATTATTCTTTTAAAGTTTCCTGCTACTAAATCAAACTGACCACTTAACTGATCTACTAGATTATTCTTTATTTTTTTAGCACCATCAGCTATACTACTAGTAAATGTATCCCAAGTAGCAAACATAGAACCACTATCATCTTCAAACTTCTTTGCAAACTTTGAAAAACCTATTTTCATTGATTCTACAGAAGTATTAAAGAAATCTGTTACTTCTTGTGATGCACCAATAACATCTTTTAAACCATTAAATGCTGCAATAGCCAAACCTATACCTGCTGCCTTTAATGCTAAACCTACACTTTTAATACCACCAGCTAAACCTTTTGAGGCCTTGTTCATATCCTCAAATCCTTTGGTAGCTTTATCTGTAGATACTTTTACTTCATTCTTTAAATCCTTTATTTCAGATTGTAAACTTTCTACTTGGCTAACTGCTTTATCAGTTTTTAATATTAATTCAATTATTTCTTGCCTTGCCATTTTCTATTTTTATTTGGTTCAATCCTTCTCTAATGCTTAATGGTACTTTGTTAATACCTAATGCTATATTAATATGTTTATCATATAGCTTATTCTCTTTACAAAATTCTAATGCTTCTAATATTATTTTCATATTTTATTAATTAGTTCTAATTCTGTTTCACCACTTTGTAATTTTGTTTTCATACTGTTAATAGTATAAGACCTTGTGCCAATTATTATAGTATCATCTAAAGACAAATTAATTAAAACTTTTAGTGGTAAAATAGCTTTAAATTTAAAAATCCTTGATTCCTTTTTATATAATCTTGTAATATAATTTGTATAATACTTTTGAAATAAAGAATTATTTATTCCTCCAAAATCAGTATAATCATAGCTGTTTACTTCACTACCAAAATTTAAATTATAGGTTGGAGGTGTTGTTGTACTTCCTACACTATTATAATTATGTGGCATCCAATAGTTAGAAATTGAATATCTTGTGCCTGCTGGACATAAAGCATTTTTAGTATCAGGTCTAGTAGTATCTACAAAATTCATCCCAAAATATCCTGTAGTTTTATAAACTCCATAAAATATAACAGGTTTACTAATTACTGGTTCTTCATTGCTATCTACGTGATATCCATATTGAGTATCTATTGGAGTATTATTTAAACCTATATTAGTAAGTCGTTCATAAAGTATGTGTTCTAAATCAGCTTTAACATTAAATTTATTATTAGTAGTTAAATCACTTTTAAATTCTAAACTGCCAAATTTTCTATTGTTTGTGTTATTAAATGCATCAGCTAAAATTGTTTTTTGTTCTGCATATTCAAAATCTATTTCATTATAAGGTATAACACTTAATACTGTATGCTCATTAGTTTTTACATATTCTGTAATATCGTGAGTATCTCCGTTATTATAAAAATCATCTAAAGTTTTAACTACTATCTCACCATTAAAATCAACAAATGCTGTTAAATTGTGCATCTTAAATAAAGTGTTTAGAAAATCTAACACTTTCATATCTGGCATTTGATCTGTAATAACTACTTGTCCAGTTTGTGGTGTTAAGTTTGACGCAGTAGAAGTAAAAGTTGCAGTATAATTTGTGGTCGTTGGTGTAGGATTGGTGTCTATTGTAACAGTATAGTCTAAATCATATTGTGCTTGAAATTCAAATGCTTCTTCAGTTGTTACCCTTCCAACAATATCACCAGTAAAAAATTCACCATCTTCAAAAGTGTAAGAAATTGTATTTGTTCCTGTTTGATTTGTTTTTTTAGCTAATGTTGTCCAATTTGATGCATCTAATAATTCAATAGTATAAGGAACAGAAGCAAATCCAGTATTTGGAGTAACTTGAAAATCAATAGTAAATTCTATAAATAAAGTACTAGCATTTGGAGTATAATTGTATGTTATAATACCATTCCCTAGAGTAAATCTTGGACTATTATTTGGATCTGTAAGTTCAGTACAATTAGAACCTGAACAAGTATAAGAATCAGAATTTCCTATCCACGTTCCTGCTAAAGCTAATTTACCTTTTCTTCTATGTAGCCACATATAAAGATTATCCATAGCAGCAGAATCAAAAAATTCACTTGTTTTAAATGTTAATGAATATTGTTCTTCTATTGCTTTTATAATATTTTTTACTAATATGGCTGGTTTTAAATCTTCTGGAACAACACCTCTCTGTGTTCTATTAGTTACATTTACTGATATATTACCACCGTGATCAAGATTAGCTTGTGAATCTGCTATGTATTGCTGTGAATGTGTTATTAATGGATATATAATAGCATCATTATATGTAACAGAATCAACTGTAAAATTTAAACCACTTTCTAAACCTGATTTAACATTTGCAGTATTATTAATATGATCAAAGTTATTAAGCCATTCTAATTGATTTAACTTATCTTCACCTATTAAATCATTTAATGTGATTGTATTACCAAAGAATGTAACCTTGTACATTGATGGTTGGTTATTTCTCATTGTAACACTTTCTAATCTAATCTTGCCATCTTTAAATGCAAAGTGATTTAATTCTATTCTAGCATTAGCTAGTAGTTGATTATCAAAACTCTCCACATCTGGATTATACCACCACTTAAATATTTTATTATTGGTTTTGCTTGCAGGTAAATTAAATGTCTGTGAATAATCAGTAAAAACCTTATCAATGCTTTTAACATCTTGTATTACTTGTGTTAAGGTTATTAATTCTTCCTCCATCAAATCAACTCTTATATAGTCTTGATCTGTGCTATCATTTCTTAACTTGGGTTGTATATATAGTATTACTTTTTGCATTATCTTATATCATTCACTAAATTAAATGCCTTTTCAAAGTTCATTGTGTAGTTTATTAATCTATCATTTAAACCTGTTTTGTATGTAAAGTTACTATCTTTTAATGTAACAGGATAAATTACATTTTCATCATCTGTTAGCCAGATATATTCACTTACCATTAGTTCTTCAAAGTACACATTCATTCTTTCATCTACAAAACCACTATTTAATGATATTGATTCTGTACCATTAGCATTGTGTACCTTTTTAGAATGTGCATTTACATTGTAAGTATTGTATGTTATTGTTTCATCACATTCTTCTTCTCTTTCACTATAGGTTACTGTTCTAGGTTTAAATATACTTCTGTTAAAAGTTTCATTTCTAGTATCTAGTGTTTCAATTGATTTCTTATGAAAGAATAAATTCTGCAAAGCTCCCCACCTATTTAAAAAAGTTATTTTATGAACTGGATATTTACACTCCTCAATCTCTTTTAAAGTTATTGAAGTTGCCTCCTCGTCATCATATACAATATAAGCTTCATCATATTCTTGTGACGTTGTACTTCTAGTTGAATAAAGTATTTTTTGATTTGAATTGCCATTATCACTAACATTATCTGTATATATTGTAGTTCCATTTAATTTCCAAGCAATAGAATTTACTCTTTCTTTATTAAAAGGTAGTACTAGATTACTTCCTTTGTGATATTCATAATAATCACCACTAATCATTGCAATAGGTTCTGTAATATAATTTACACCTTCTTTAAACTTATTGAATCCTTCCTGTGCTAAATATGTGTTTGTTACAGCAGGTGATATAGCACTACCATCTGTTTCATATCCTGTTACAGTTACTTGTACCCACATTGATTGTGTTTGTGCAGATACACTAAATGTACCATTAAATTTCTGTTCAAAGTGATCATTAACAATTTCACTAATATCAAATGTTACACTAGTTTCATTAGGCAATACTTTCTTCTTTAAAGTGTATTGACCATATATACCACCGCAAGTAGGTAGTACACCACTTGTGCCTTCATAGATAGATATGTTCATCTGAAAGTAATCTATATCATATGTTGGTGATGTATAGTTTGTTGTTCTTATAAAGTATGGTGATCTTGTTCTAATAATTGTACTCATAATTCAAAATTATCTTCTATGTATCCTGCTACTATTTCATCACCATATAAATCTAAACCTCTTTCAAATGGTTTGGTGAAAAACATTGTAGCTCTAATTCCTTTGTTATATATGCTTCTAGCTAGTAAATAGTTTAGTGATTTTCTATTAATAAATCTACCTTGCTCATCTCTAGGTGCAATACCTTTTTTAATACTCCACTTATCAAACACACTACTAGGTGGCCTTTTGTTAGTGTACTTAAATGGTGATTTACTACTTTCAGGATATGTAGATTTAGCACCTTTTACACCCTGATCTTGATAAACACCATATTCTTCACTTTCAAATTTTATCTTACTACCTTGTATTTTATATCCTAAACTTTGGTACAGCTTACCACTAGATTTCTGTCCTTTTCGTGTAAGGTTGGCACGTGATTCTTTGATCACATACTTTGCATACTTTTCTAGTGCTTCTTTAAACTTACTCATTAGCAATATGTCATTTCAGTAGTTGTACCTATATCAAATGTTACTGCCCAGCCAGCTAACATATTATCAAACCTTTCTGTAAATGGTTCACAAGTTGCATCATTAATTAACTCAAAACCATTTCTGTAAGTATCCTTCTTCTGTAATACTCTCATTATTCTAGTTGCTAGTGCTAATTGTGTGTTTAGTATATCTTGCCTATTATCATTGCCTAGAAAGTAATCTCTTGTTTGCTCATTACTAATATCTACTAAATCCATTAAGAATATAGTCATATTATGTACTACATAATTATCTTGTATTGTAGCACTATTTACTGTAATGTGGCAAAGTGGATATAAACTTTGTTTCTTTAAATCTACATCACCAATATCACCAAATGTTACTTCGTGATTAAATGGTTCTGCTTTAACTACATCTCTAATACTATCTATAACTTTGTAAAAACTTTTCATATTGATTTTATATATAATGGTGCGTGCTTACCTAAATCTTCTTCAATGAATTCATCTAGCCAATCTATTGATTCATCAAAATCTGCATCTTCATCTAACATTAGTAATTCTAAACACTTCCAGTAATTGTAAACAGCTCTAATAGGTTTGCTACTAGTAACACCCATAAATGCTTCTTCAAAACCATCTGCAAGTATTACGTACTCGTGTTTATCTACTAGTTCCTGTTCCATTAGCTTTTCTAATATTTCTTCTCTTTTCATTTCTTTTTAAACATCTGTTGTTGTAGATCAGCTTTATCTTTTTCAAAAGCTAGATACTGCAAACAACTATGTAGCTTTAGTTGTGTAACCTCATCAAACCTCCTGACATCACCTTGCGCCAATCCATAGATTGATTGATACCAAGACCATTTTTCATTAAATCCACTTTCTGCTGTGGCAAAACTATTTCCTCCTGTGTTGCCAAATAGTTCAGGATATGATTCAATAATTCTTTCCTTAAATTCCAAAAAAAAACTAATGCACTAAATACTATATCTAAACCTATACCTTGCATATCATAAACATCTGCACCTTCATAATCTTCTATTAAGTATTTATCTTTTCTAGTAAATGATATTGGCCTATAAAGTACACACATAGCTTTATGCATTAAAGACCATTCAGATAGGTAATTATCAAGATCAACATATTCACCAAAAGTAATTTCATCTAGTTTAGGTATAAAACCAAATTCAACACCATTGTGTTTAAACCTATCAATAAATTTAGGTTCTTCTTTAAATAGGTTGTTTATGGTATTAGTAATACTATCTATATCTGTTGCTTTAATTTGCAGTACAGTTTTTAATGGTATGTTGCAGAATATTTCTATCATCTTCTGCTTTAAAAAATTATCATCTTCATTCTTATCACTAATCTTTAACCACTTCTGGTATTGTGCTAATGATATTTCACTTAATGATTCAGGTATGTTAATTGTAACTTTCATATATATATAATGTAGAAAAAAGTGTAAAGTGTTATGTACAAATTTTATATTTCTTTTCTTTTCTTATCTCTTCTTATCTTAATGCTTTAGTAATGCTTAAGCAATGCTTAATAAATGTAGTATTCTCCACCACTTTGTAATTGATAACTAACTGCATACCTCAAAGCATCTAATGCGTGATTGTAATTGTCTACTGGTGTCTGGCTTTTACGTTCTAGCCATACATAGTTGTTTAGTTCTTTGATTAAATCAGTACTATCACTATCTATTACCAAATCATAATCTTGAATCATACTAATACCATATGTTACTGAACCTTGTCCTTTAATAGCTGGTACTATATTACAATGTCTTGATAACTCATTTATTAATCTAGGTTCTGCACTATCTGCTACTATCAAATCATTACCTGCATACTTTACATTTAATTGTGCCAGTTCACTTGTAGTTAGTTTAGCTTTATAATAACATAACTGCACATAAATGATCTTATTATTTTTATCTATTGAAATTTTGCAAAGCGTTGAAGGATCTTGAGCAAATCCAAAATCTTGGCCAAAAATTATTTTACCTACGTGTTTAAACTCACCTATACTCCAATTAGAATATATAACACCTTCAGCTTTATCTAGCCAAGCACCTTGTATAGTATGCTTAAATCTATCTGGCCTTCTTTGCTTCATACTTTCTATCTGCTGTATGTAGCTATCACTTAAGTTTTCTTTGTTATCTAAATAGGTTGTGTGTATGTAAGTGGTATCACCTTTTGTTATGTTGCTGCCAGCTTCTACACCTCTAGCTTCATACCACCTTTGGTATATAAAATGTTCTTTAGTTGTTGGATTCAGTATTAATATTATTCTATTTTCTTGTGCTTTGTTTCTAACACTTAAATCAATCTTATCAAATGTATCTTCATCTACTAATTCTTCTGCTTCATCCATTACCCACGTTGTGATACCTTGCAATGATTTTAAGTTAGCTGTTTGATCACCTGATGAGGTTTTAATACCTCTAAATATTATCTTACTGCCATTGCCTTTGTTTATGATTTCATCTTTGGTTATTTTAAAATCATCAACCTTATTAAGCATTTCAATCTTTTCAATAAATTCTGGTATAATAGATATACTAGCTGATCTTAATGTATATCTAGTAAACAGTATTGTGTGGCCTGCCTGATAAGTTAGAAGTAGCAGTATGGTATTTATTGCAAATGATTTACCTGAACCTCTACCGCCTGTGATAATAAAATAACGTGCTTTAGATTCATCAAGTACTAGATACTTATTGTGTAGCTTTAATTCCTGCAATTAGTTTTCTAAAATCGTGGTTAACTTGTTCTGTAGTGTGCATATCTACAGTATCCTTTAACTTGCCATATACATTATCCATAATAGAATTAAAAGCTGCTACATCTTGCTTTTCAATAGCTTTGGTTATCATAGCTTGCACCATTCTGTATTCATTAGATTGCCATACATCATTGCCTTCATCATCTTTTACCTGCACCATCATATCTAACATTTCACGTATTATTGTGCTTCTGTTCTTACTTCCTTTAGGCCTGCCAGCAGGATTTCCTGACTGTCCTTTCTTAAATGGTATTAGATCTTCTTTGCTCATTTTCTTGTTCTGTATTTATTCTGTTTTTTATATCTTCTTCATATTGATTAAGATACTCTCTTAATTTATCTTCAGCTTCCTTCTTCAGCTTGTGTTTCTTGTTCGTATTCATACTCATTAAATAGTTTTCTCATTGTATCTACTAGTTCTTTTACACAACTACCACAGGTGCTCATTTCTCTATGTTGATTGAATATTCTATTATATATTTTTAATAGTGCTGATTGTTCTGTTGGCCCTACTCTATTATTAATGTGTTTAAATATATCTTTAAGTGTTTCATATTCTTCTGCGTTTAAGCATTCTGGTTTCTTATATGGAAATAGTTTATTTAGTTTTTCTTTTCTTGCTTCACATCCACAATCTACACCTAGTTTATCAAACACATAATCTACACCAGCTTTTATGCCTGTTGCTTTAGTTATCTTCTCTATTGTATCTCCTAATCCTTTACTTTTCATATAATTTTTTTTTAATGTTCTTCTTTGCTCTTTTAATAGTATTGTATACTGTTACGTGGCCTAATCTAGTTTCTTTCGCTAACTTTCTAATGCTATTGAACTGCTTAACGTATAACGTAAAAAGTTTACGATCAAACCAATACATACCATTTAGTATATCTAGTACCTTATTATTAAATTCTTCTAGTTCAAATTCATTTTCTTCTACTATGTTTTTTATTACTGCGTTTTCATCTTTAGGTATTCTGTTTTCTATGTTAGCAGTTTCTTGTATTATTCTTTCTATAGTTCTTTTTATTATGCCAAAATGTGGTTTATCATTTATAATTAATTGCTGTGTTTCTAGCTTACCATCGTGTACTTGTTCATATAACTTAATATACATTTCTTGTACAACATCTTGTACAACTTTCTTATCTTTCTTATATAGTAAATTATTTGCAATTTCACAAAAATCATTGTGGTAAAGTGCTAGATGTTCTAGTATATTATTTAGTTCTAGCTTCTTCAACTTCTATTAATAAGTTTACAAAATCATCTAATTCTAATGCCACATAATCTCTTTCAAAGTTTTTAGTAAAGCACACTACTGGCATCTTTGCATTACCTAAACAATCGTTACGGCTTTGTTCTAGTGCTTTCCATATGTTTAATTTTTCTTGGTTCTTGCACTCCCAATTGAATTTACTTAATATACTATTATCATCAATGCACAGTATATCACCTTTCATAGATAAACCACCACTATTAGGTGTTCTTCTAATATTAGCTTGTAGCTTTTCAGCTAGGTATTTTGCTACTTTTAATTCAAACCTTTTACCTTTTTTATTAGCATTCATCAAATATAGATTTTTGTTTTACATTCTCTTTTCTTGTAATACCCAAAGCAGTTTCTAATATTGTTCTGCCAGCTTCATAATCTACTAAATTTCTTAAAACATCTCTATAACCACCAACACCAGCACTTACTTTTATATCGTGAAATACCTCAAGCTTCTTATGTTCTTCTTTCATTGTGCATAAAATGCCATCAAGTTTTCTTTCTTTTAAATTATTTGGCAAATTAAAGTTAGTCCAATATAAGTGTCTACCTCTTTTTTTTGCTGGTATTAATGGTTCATAGTAAGGAATTACATTTTCTACACAATACTTACCATTAAAATAATTATCTAAAAAAATAATCTCCTCATAAAGTTTTAAATCAGGATAAATAGCTTTAAATGTATCTCTTGATTTTTGTGTAATTCTAATTTTACTATGGCTTGGGCAAGGAGGGCTACTCCAAATAAAATCAAACTCTTTGTAATGGTCTAATAAATACTGGTGTGCATCTGCTACTATTACTTTATCATTAGGAAATCTCTCTTGGTATAGTTTAGCTAAATCTTTATCCCACTCTACAGCAGTAACATCTACATCTGTAACTTCATCCCATTTGTATCTATTGCCACCAAGACAAGCATATAAATTTAATATCTTCATTTGTGTACTTGAAAGTGTTCTCTTATTGCTGCACCTAAATCAGCATTGTTAGGATATATAGCACATAAGTATTTAATACCATTTACCACAGGTTCATAAGGATGAGTGTAGTACTCTTTGGTTTGCCTTAATTCATTCATTGATCTTTTCTTTGCCATTTCTTAATAAAATAAGTTATTAATGTTATTGGTAGCCATATAGGTGTTAATATTAAACCTATCAATACTGCTATGTAATCAAATATCTTTTCTTTCATAGTAACTACTACATATTGCTACTGCTTGTTCTTTGCTCTTACCTTCTTTTATAACTTCAGGTATACACCTCATCATAAAATCTTTTCTAGTTTCTCCTGCTTTTGGTTTTGGCATATTCTTATCTATTAAATAAATAATGTGTTAACATACCACCAAAGAATGATACAACACACACTACAAACATTACATAATATATATAATCCATATTTATCATATATAAATTCATACTATACAAAATTACTAATTTTTTTCTTTAGTTGCTGATTCTGCCTGTATGCCTTGATGTTGTTCTGTTCTGCAATTAGGTTTTTCTTCTGTAAATTATCCAATGCAGCTTGCAAAAAGCATATAGTAGAATATGCATCTGTTAATGTATCTAATGCTTCTTTCTTGCTATTGGTTGCCTGTTTCTTAATGTTTTCTTGTGCTTGTAGTATTAGTATCTGCAGCTTGTTCTTTGTTATTGTTATATCTATTGTATCCATTATTGTTTTTTATCCTCCATATATAGTAGTTCATCACCTAGCTTTTTATCTAGTGTTTTAATTAATCTATATATTATTAAACTTCTTCTTTTAGCTTCTTGCTTTTCTTCTGGTGTACTATCAGTACCTAGATTTGCATATAAGTTACAATCTATTCTTAATAACTCATCTATCTTTTGTTTATCACTCCAACTTTTATAACTCATAAAAGTATCTATGTTATCATATCTATATTTCATATTTATTGTTTTATAATCCACAGTAACCAGAATCACATTCATTAAAATCAGTTTCAAATAGTTCTGTTTGTAGTTTATGTTGTTTTATATTATTATAAGTAATACCTGTTCTAAATGTACCTTTATTTTGTTGTTCTTGTTTATCAAACCAATTCATTTTATTAGGATGCAATTCAAACATTTTTTTTAATAATAATTCATTTCTCCACCAGCATCCAACACAATTATTTAAAGTGGCAAACCTAACATCTTTATCACTCCAATATTTTTCTATATTATCTCTATATATATTATCATTGATTAATGGAAATTCAGGTTTACAATATCTTACTTCTTGCCAACTATTTCTACCATCTTTAAGTTTAGTAAATGTAGCTTTAACATTTGTAAAACCTTCTTCATCAGTTTTTGCTAACATTGTTTTTGCTCTATTAGTTTCATTTGCTCTATATCCAAACCTCATTGTAACAGGTTCTTTAATTACATCATACATCCAATATAAAATAGGCATAGTTTTCATTTCTGTGGTGCAATATCTTGCAATCTTATTTGGTAAATAACCACCTTTATATTTAATAACCTCATCAAATGTTTTTCCACTTACCCAATGTATTTCTTGACCTATAAACTGCTCTAAATCTAATATGGTATTTATTATTACATCATCTTCTAAAGTACCTATAAATTCAGTTCCTAACTTATCACTTACTAACTGCCTAACCTTTGCATCTTGATACATACAGCTTTTATCATCTGTTCTTACTAATGCAAACACATTATAATCAGCTGGATAATTAGCAGCTATATATGCTGATGTCTTGCCTCCTGATATACTATTTACTGTTTTCATTTTAATACATTTAAACCACCTATTGTAAAACCTAATCCTTTATTATAATCAAAGCACAAAGGTTTATCTAGTGTAGGTGTACCACCAGTTTCTTTATCCTTAATTTTTTCTACTCTAACTTGTGTTAGCATCCAACTTTCAGGTGAATTAATAAACCTGTGAATAGATAGAAATGAATCACATCTATTAGCAAACACTTGGCCACCTTCAACATCACTCTTTCTAGGTGGTTGTATGTAACCAGCATATTCGTGGTTTGGTGGATATACTCTTCTTGCACTTTCTGTCATTGGATGTGTCATTACATAAATAGCTTTACCGGTGGTGTTACAAAATTCTCTAATATCATTACATATTAAATAGTTTCTTTCATATTGGTTTACCTTTCTATCGTGGTTTAATCCTGTAAATGGATCAATAGCACAAGCATCACAGTTACTTTCTTTAAATAACTTTAGTAAATCTTTATGGTTGTACATTTTTTTATTACTTACAAATGTGAACCATTCAGCTATTTTATTATTGTATTCTTCTATTTCTAGTTTGTTTAAATCTACTAATTTACTTTGTGAATACATTTGTATTAAATCTCTAGTTAATTGTCCTGCACTATTTTCACCACTCCATATTAACCACTTTACATTGTGCTTAACACTTAAACATAAAAAATACCACAACATAAAATTAGTTTTACCTACATTATCCAAGCCAACTATAACTGTGAATGTACCTTTTTTATGTACAAACCAATTATCTAATTCATTACCAATACCTAAACCTCTTTGTATTTTACCTTCTTTAAAAGCAAATAAGTATTTTAACTGTTCTTCTTGCTTTACTATCATTTTATAAAGGTTGTAGTTAGGTATGGATCAGTATTATCTTTTCTTATCTTATCTTTTCTTAATGCTTGAGCATTGCTTGAGCTTTGCTTGTTTTGTGTGGTTTTACCACCTTTTCTACCAGCATTAACTCTTTTAATGTGTGCTGCTTTTCTTTCTTCAAATTGTTCATCTAGCCATTTAATTCTAATGTTATCACCATCTATCTTAAGTAACTGGCTATCAAGTAATTCACTCCATTGTTTAGGTACAAGTGATTTTATTTGTTCTCTGCTTACATTACATTCTTTACTCCAGTAGTAGCAGCAGATTTTCATAAACGCACCTTGCACATCTAAATCTTTAAACATTATTGATCCTGTTATCCATTGGTTAGGATAAAATTTAAAGTATGGTAGTTCTTTCATAATTATATAGTTATTTTTTTATAAACTTAAAAAATTAATTAATTCTTGTTCTTTTATTTCTTTGTAATTCAAAAAACATTTACCATCATCAAAATTTGTGTTTTCAAATTGTATTAAATGAAAACCTAAATAATTCCAATCATTATCTATTCCATTATCTATCCATTTATTTATATTTTGCCACATAATTTTTTGGCCTGTTCTTGGTTTACTATTTCTTGTTTTGATTTCTAACATCATTACTTTTTTTGTTTTCCAATTCCATAAAATAAAATCTAAATCACTTACACTAAAACCTGTTTCTGAATCTGGTAATTTTTCTCTAATCCAACCACTAAATGTTAAATCTCTTATTCCTGTAACTTCTTTACGTGTCATAATAAACTTTTTGCTATATTATATGTATCAACTTCAATTTCAGATGCTTTAATTCTTCTTCCTTTTTCAATAGCTGCTTTAATTGTTGTACCACTTCCAGCAAAAGGTTCTAATATTAAATCATTTGGTTTAGTAAACATTTCTATTAGGTAACCTACTCCACTCTTACTTTGTTGCCAATCGTGACCTTGTTTTTCTCTATGTTTAGAAATAAAATAATCTTGAAATGTGTTGCTTAATTTTTTCTTTTGATTTTGATAAATTAATACTGGTTTCCATCTACATATTAAATTAACACCATTAACTATTTGTGTTTGTCCTTCGTGATATACAGCAAAAGTCCAATAATAATCTAAATGTTCATTCATTCTTTTCATTACTTCTGGTAAATGCATTTGTCCACTATAAGCTATACAAAAACCATTAGGTTTTAATACTCTTTTTGCAAACCTTGATAATTTTGTCCAGCATTCTAAAAACTCTTTTGGATATGGTGGATCAGTAATAATACAATCAATACTACCATCTTCTATGTCTGCAAATACTTCTTCAAAATCTCCTAATCTAAAATCTATTTCTATTTCTTTTTTACTACCTTCTTCTGCTAAAATTCTTCTTTCTTCTTGTATTGCTTCTTTTTTAATAATCTTTCTAATTTCAGATTGAACTTTATTAGGTGTTATTACTTCTCCTTTTTGTTCTATTTCATCCATTACTTGATTAGATAATTCTTCTTCTCTGTTTATTAAACGTGCATTAGAAGATTCATCTTTTGTAACAGGCATTTTATGAAGGTTGGTTTGTTCTACCTTCATCTTTGTATATTTATTTTTACCTCCTTGTGGATAGTTTTGATCTAACCAAGCACCTTTTTTTCTTTCTATATCAATTCTAAACTTTCCAATTTCATTTTGTTTATCTAATGCTTCTTTATTGCGTTTAGCAAATTCTGCTGCGGCTGCTGCTGCAGATTCGTGTGTTTTAACTTCTTCAAAAGTTTCTGCAAGTGCAAGTTCTTTTTTCCAAGTTTTTAATAATTCAATTTGTTTCATAATATGCTTTGTGTTTTTGATTGTAATTATTATATGCTTCTATTTCTGATTTGCTTAATCTATCCCAAGTATAAACACCATCAAAGGTAAATGTGCTAGCACTCATTGGCACACCTACCTTATCAGGTGCTTGTACATAATCAAAATACTTAAAGTTTTTTTTTACAGGTTTAAATTCAAATGCTAACCTTTCAGGCCTCATATCTAATTCTTTAGCTATTTCTGGTAGTGTGTAACCTTCCATTAATAATCCTTGTATGACTGACATACTGAAACCCTTTTTCAATAAGTAATTTGATTCTTCTATCATTGCTAAAATGGTAAATCATTAGTAGTTGAACTTGTAGCTTCTTGCTTTTCTTCTGGTTGCCAAGTATCTACACTAATAGCTACATCTTTACCATATTGATCAGCTTCATCCTTTACATTGATATTAAGTTTAATAAACTTGTTACCATTGTATTCTTGGATGTGTTCTTTTAGTTTATCAGGATTGATGGTTACTTTTAACCACTTTTCATTCATTACTTTTCCTGAACCACAGTATATTGTTTTTTCTTTCATTGTTGTTTGTTTTTATTTGTTATTAATTAAATATTGGTTCTTCTACTTCTATTTCTATTACATCATCACTATAGCCAACTGGTTCACCATTCCATTCATTGTATTTAGCTACTAGGTTCTTATACTCTGCAAAACCTTGCAAGATTAAATTATGGCCTAATCTATAGACCTGAACATTAAAAGGTGAAGTAGTTTCTATTGCAATTATATAATAATCTACATCATCATAGTTTTCTAAATACATAGCTGCTTGCATTTTGTAATCATTATATAATAAATCACGTTGAAACCTTTTACCAGCATCTGTAGTGGTTTTTATATCACATACAATGGTTTTACCATCTACATAGCTTTCAAGGTCTACAAAACCTTTAAAACCTACTCCTGCGTGATTCCAAGTTACTTCCTTTTCAGTATGTACCTTGTTCTGCATTAGTTTATTAAATATAGGATTGTTCATTGCATTTTGCATTATTGCATTAGCATCATCTAATTCTGATAGTTTAATGATCTGTTTGTTATCATTAGCAGCTTTAAATTCTTGCCATTCTTTACCTGCTCTTCTTGCACCTTCAAATACTGCATAATCATCATTAAATGAATCTGGTTCTAATAACAGCTTGTGTACTATACTACCAAACTGCATTGCATCAGTTACTTTAGTTTTACCTTCCCAGTATTTTAATAAGTGGTTAGGTGATTTCTTAAATGCACATAATGCACTATAACTTAATCTATTCTTTTTCATAATCTTCTAGTTTTTGTTGGTAAAATTTAGTAATGGCTGCATTCCATTGTTCTTCTATCTGCTGTTTTTCTCTTACTAGTTCTAACAGCTTTTCATATTCTGTTTTTATATCCTGTATCATTTTGAATCTTTTTTAAATGAATCAGCTTCTACATCACTGTATATACCGTAT